TCGAGCTCGCTATCCCAACCACCGGCCAGATCTTCGAGCTCTTCACGCCGATACGCGGGCTCCACGGGCTTGCGCTCCGGCTTCGCCTTCGGCTCTGCCGGTCGCTCGACCAGCACAGTTTCCATTGTGTTCCACCTGTCACCGCATCGCAAACACTCACGACGCCGTCTAACGCCCTCTCGCAGCTTGTCAGAGCTAATCACCCTGTTACCGCTACTACCGCATTGCTTACACTTCATTTCGCCTCACAGCCCCTCTACGGCGCTCTCAGCGCCTAGTATGTCCATGACTTGCGCTATCGCCTCGCCCTTCGTCACCATGTCCGTCGTATACCGCAGCACCCGATAGCCAAGCTCGAGCGCCTTGTTGTATTTGAAGCAGTCCGATCGAAAGCCAACGCCGCTGGTATGCCGGCCCCCGCTCCACGTTCCGCCCTCAACCTCAATGACCAAGTCACTGCCGGTGATCACAAAGTCGAACCGAAACCTTCGGCCAGGTATCAGCAGCTGCTCCCGCTCGAAGCTCACGCCCGCCGCCTGCAGCTGCGCTGCAAGCGCCTCCTCGCCCTTGCTGCCCGCCGACTGCTTCTTGGCCTTCGGTTTTGTTGCCGCCTTCTTCTTAGCCACTTGCGCCACTCATGCAGCACCTCTTTTGCAGCGTCGAAAAAGTGCGCCGACAGTCAGCTGCTGGTACTAGTAAAATAGTACCGGCGCAGCACTGATCTCGGCGCTTGCGACTGCGCCAGTCTGCGCCAGTCAGAAACAGCCCACTGGCGCACCCGTTATTCATCGATTTCACCCTCAGTAAACCACCTGCCGACAACCACAAATGCCCGCATCTTGCGATGTTTGTCTGGCTTATCGACCACGCGCAGCGCCCCGTTTTCGATCCAGACCTTGAGTAGTTGGCGGATCTTTGACTTGTTGTAGGTGTCGTTGGTATCTAGGTTCAGCGCTTCGCCGACTGCGATCCCGACCCAATCCTTGGCCCTTGGGTTTTCTCGCCACTCGCTGCTGGCAACTCGGCGCTGCACGGCCTCGAGGTCGTTTCTGTTTAGGTCAGAAAAGACGTCCGGCCACGACCAAGGCTCGCTCACGCCGACGCTGTCGCCGTTCGGGAGCTCAACGCTGACCATCTGCCGCCAGGTCGAGTCGCCAGAAGGCGGCGCCAGGTTGTCTTTGCTGTCGCCCTCGCGGCTGTATCGCCAGAATTGGTCTTCGTCTATGCCGGCATTGCGCGCCTCTTCTGCCGTCATGCGCTGTAGCCGGCGAACGTGCCTGGCTGCGTCTACTAGGGCGCTGGCGCCCCTGGCGTCGGAGACAGTCGCTTCCTGCATGCCGTTGCCTTTACGAACGTGATGCACGAGCTCGATGCTGCAATTGGCGTCGTTGGCTACCTGCGCCCAGCGCTTCACCACCATGTCGATGGCTTTGTTGTCGTTCTCGCTTAGGTGGTGCGAGCTCACGAACGGGTCAACGATGACGACGTCCACGTTCATGGCCTTTATGTGGTGTGTCAGTGCGTCGGCAGCTGGCGTAAGCACATTGGCCCCGCCGGCCTGCTCGGCAATGATCAGCGGCTCGTCTCGCCCGCTGTTGACCAGCAGTCTGTCGCCAAGGTCGTCTTGCGTGATGCCGTAGTGCTGTGCGATGCCCGCAATCCGGCGCTGCAGTTCCTCTAAAGGGTCTTCGAGGTTCCAAACCCAGACTCGGCGCTTTGGCGTCTCAATGCCCATGATCGAGCGGCCCGTAGCCATCGCCACGGCCTCGGCCAGCGTGATCGCCGTCTTGCCAGTGCCGCCTGGCGCTACGGTGACGGACAGAAATTTTCTAATAAAGTGCCGGCCATACACCCATTCCCGCGGCGGTATCTTGCTGGCATCGCCGAGCACGAAGGGCTTTGGCTCCAGCGCCACCTTCTGCGCTTCAGCCGCTTCGGCTTGCGCCTCGCGCGCTTCGCGCTGCTCAGCTGCGCTGTTGCGGGCGTGCGTTTGCGCGATGCTGTTGACCGTGCGTTCTATCTCGTCGCGATCAAGCGGCGGGCTGTTGTAGGTATTCCACTGCAGCACTTGCTCGAGCACGGCATCAAAGCTCAGCCCCTGGCGAAACAGCCGGCCAGCCTCTGCAGCTGCTTGATGGTTGCGGTTGCCCTCGGCTTCGCCGGCGTCTTTGACGCTAAAAGATAGCCCCGTATCGACCGGCCCAGGCGCGGGCTCATTGAAAGATTTGATCTTGCGCAGGTCTGCAGCGTTTAGCTTTGGCAGGCTGCCCCACCACACGTCAACGTCAGGATCGTCGTCGCGTGTATAAACGTGGCCGCTTTCGTGGATGCTCCCTGGCGCTATGACGCAGCCGCCTTGGCCTCTCAAATCAATGCGCAGGTCTGGGTTCACGCCGTTGCGCACTGGGTAGTTCGGATCTACCTGATAGTAAAAGTGTTTGCCCTTGCTTGTCGTGACGCGCCTTGGCGTGTAGGTCAGGTTCTCTCTAACGAATTTGACGGCGTCGTCGCTGTCGGCATCGACAACAACGATCTGCTTGCCAGTGATGATGGCGTAATTGTTGTTCGCGTAATTGGCGCTGTTTAGCCAATATTCCTGCTGCCCTTCTGGCGGTTCTTCTGTCTGCCAGGGCTGCCATTTCACGATTGGCCGCTTCTCAATCGGATGCGCAGGCACGACAGTGAAGCCCTCTTCTGCGAGATCACGCGCCGCCTCTCTTACCCCTTCGCGTGTATACACAGGCTCAGCCATTGGCCGCGTTGCTAAAAAGGTCTGGCCTGAGCTCTTCGCGCTTGATGCCGGTGATGGCCTCAACTTGCACGACGCGCTCGGCAGGAATCTTGTCTTGCCATTTCCACTTGTAAACTGACCCGCGCGAAATGTTTAGTTGGCGCGCGAGTTCGGCGATTTGGATGTCTTCCCAGATGTTTGTATTGCTCATCGCTGCGAATGTACACCTTTAAGGTGACAGTCACAACACACAATCAGTTTGTCACCGAAAGTGTTGTTCCTTGTCACCCTTTGCGATACATTTGCATGACGACATTACTAAGGAGACAAACTCATGAAGGACATCGCCGACCGCATACGCGATCTCCGGAATGCACGCGATCTCAGCTTGCGTCAATTGGCTGAACTATCGGGCATCAACCACAACGTGATCCATAAATGGGAGACCCGAAAGGCCACACCAAATCGATCGAACGTCGTTAAGCTCGCAGAGTTATTTAACGTGAAGCCTGCCTGGCTGCTGTTTGGCCGTGACGACACGACAACGGGCCCGAACGTGCAGGACACTTTTTCCGCACTCTCTATCCCCTCACAACAACAAGTAGACGCGCTTATCAATCATCTATTGGATATAGAAAGCGCTAGGGATTCAGAAAATGGAAAAGACTCATAACGAGCAACAGAAAATTTGGGACACATACGCAAACGAAGCGCTGACCCTGGCAACAAGCAAATTTTCGGAAATTGGAGGGAAGTCTTTGTTCGCGGTGCCTAACGATAAGTTTATTGACGAATTTATCACGTTGTTCGCTCGCCTAATGGAACCGCAAAATGACGGCAATAGTAGTTTGCGAGAAGCGTTTTTTTTGTTGCTAAAAAAAATGGACCATTTTTATACAGGTTACGCTGCAGAGACGCTCGTCCTTTACGAATGGGATGCCTTTGTCTGCGTTCGTGTGGAGAACGAGTTGATGTACGCGCATGTGAAGCCGTGGGATTTGCCACATATGAAAATGCACGCGAGGAAGCATGACTTGATTTACGACATGCGCAATGTCCAGTTGTTAGCTTTGAAGAATAGATACATCAGCATGCAGAACGTTCTGATCGGAACTTTTTAACAGATTGTTCTATCTGTCTCCTTTTTGTTGACAGCGAGTTAGGCCATCTATAGTGTTCTCTTTGTCAACGAACAAGGAGACACTCGATGACCGAAGAAACGACACGCAACGGAAACAACGAGCCAACGATCGAATCGCTAGTCGCCAGGCTGGCAGAGCTCAAAAAGATCGAAGAAGACGCTAAGCTCGAACGAGTAAAGCACGAAGCCGAAATCTTGCCCTTTCTCGAACAAGTCGAAGAAGGCAGCAAAACCACCACCCTCGCCAACGGCACGAAAGTCACAGTAAAAAATGGCTTCAACCGCCGGCTGGATCAAGAGGGCTGGAAGCGCATCAAGCACAAGATCCCGACGAACCTGCATCCAGTGCAGCTGAAGGAAGTGCTGAGCGACACGCAAATGCGTTACCTGCAGAACAACGAGCCAGACTTCTACAAAGAAATGTCTGCCGCCGTGACGACCTCCCCTGCGAAACCATACATCACAATAAAGGAGGCGTAATCATGGCCTTTGATCTCAAGTCGGTATCACCGACACAATCTGCGCGCGCGCTGTTTGGACTCGTCTTCGGCACCTCTGGTGTTGGCAAGACGACCTTTGCCTCTGACGCGCCTAACGCCGTTTTTATCCCAACGGAAGACGGCGCCGGCAGTCTCACGTTGCAGGCATTCCCGATAGCTAAGTCATACGACGACGTCATGTCTGCGATCGAAGCGCTTTGCGGCAAGCACGATTACAAGACTGTCGTTATTGACTCGCTCGACCACCTGGAGCCCCTGATCTGGAAGAAGGTCTGCGAAGACAACAACGTCAAAAGCATCGAGCAGCTCACCTACGGCAAAGGCTACGTCATGGCTCTCGACCTGTGGCGCGACCTGCTGTCTGGGTTGCGCTTCGTGCGCGACAACCAAGGCATGAATGTTTTGTTGATCGCGCATCACCAAATACGCAAGCACTCAGACCCTGAGATGGAGCAGATCGATCGGTACGAGATCAAGCTCCACGCAAAAGCTAGCGCGCTGGTGCAAGAGTCGTGTGACCTAGTGCTGTTCGCGAAGCACAAAACCTTAATTAAGAAAGAAGACACGGGCTTCGGCAACACGCGAGCTCGCGGGATTAGCACCGGCAAGCGCGTGCTCTGCACCGTCGAAACGCCGGCCTATGTGGCCAAAAACCGATTCGGCTTGCCAGACGAGATCGATCTCAGCTGGGAAGCCCTCACCACCGCAATGAACCAAAAACTAGAAGGAGCAGCCTAATGGCACAGTTTCAATTTAGCACCGCCGGTATCGAGCCGGCATCCGCGCCACAAGAGCGCCAGCCACTGCCAGAAGGCACATACAAAGCGGTCATTACTGACAGCGAAATGCGGGCAACAAAAGCCGGCACTGGGCACTACTTGAATTTCAC